CCGCATTCAGACCTTTAAAACGAGAGACACCTTATGGCCTTCACTTACACCAGTGCTTCTGTAATATATCACCGCCAGACAACAGTTTGTCCTGGTGGTGTTACACAGTACAGCATTCGGAACGTAAGCGGTAAGGAGGTGTTCAAGCTTCCTCTCGAGCGTCGGAAAAAGCCCAACCCTTTGGATATAACTACTCGGGCGAAGCAATGGACGGCGCAGGTAACTTGTCGTGTCTGCAGATGGCGCGGTCAGAATACAACTGCCTACTGTTTCGGTAAGTCAAATCTAGTCCTCAATGATTATTGGGACTATGAAATACCGTCGACTCTAGATGGGCAGATTGCACTGATCGTGTTCCCGCAGAAGTGGATCTTAGCCGTTAGGCAAAAGATTCAGGAAGACAAGGTCTCATTTGCTGAAACCCTTGGAGAGTGGCGTGAAGCCATTGGACTCTTAGGGTCAAGCATTAAAACCTTTTTACGCGCCGGACGACTCGCTGCATCTATGATGAGGCGAAGAGGATGGAAGCGTGCTCTCAAACGTTGGTTTCGAAGCCAATTCGGCTCGGACCCTCGTAGTGAGCTTGTGCTGCAGGATGCTGTCCAACTAGACCTGGCTATCAAGTTTGGAATCAAACCCAACTTGAACCTGCTGTGGGATACCCTAGTAGCACTGGGTCGTGCACGGTCAAGAAATCGCAAGATTAAAGTCACCATCAAGACGAAAGTCGAGGCAAAACTAAAGGGTTTTGCAGGTGGCGATCTTACCGTGTATGGAGAAAGAAGCGATCGCGTAGTCGCCTACGTAACCTACGATGTTGGTCATTCTGACTTCACCGCGGGGAACTTGGCGAGCGCACTATGGGCGGGAACCAGAGCAAGTTTTATTATTGACTGGTTTTACGACGTAGGCTCCTATCTTGAGTCGTTTGACGCACTCAAGGGCGTGTCGAGCTTTAAAGCGGCTCGCATGATTAGGGATAAGTTCGCGATGGTTGACACACGACTGCCTGGCCTTGGCCTGGTCGAAGTGTGCGAAACCCCCGGACTCCATAGCTACAAGAGCTTCGAACGGAAGTACATCAGTACTCTTCCTTATGCGGACGCGCCTCAACCCATGCTTCCGGAAACGGATTTGTGGGCTCGGTTGCACACGCTCATCGAGCTTCTTGCTGTGCAGAGAAGGGCTCCTAGAAATAGGGTACCTGATACTGCCTAGTAATTCTGGCATTATGCCGATACCTAACCTCAGGGATAACCATGCCCGCAACAACCAATATTGTGGTCGCAGATGCGACCCCGACGAACCATACTCTCAAACCGCTTAGCGCAAGTTTGGGCCTTTCCACGTGGGCTGAAACCTCAGCCGTTACTTACGAGGGCAATGCTCGGCTCGCAATTGCGATGTCGAACCCGTCCTCCACGCGGAAGACTACTCGCATGAAGCTGACCTTCACCATGCCGGTGGAGCGTACAGTCGATTCGGTAGTCAAAGTTGCCGACACTATCACCTACATCCTTGAAACAATCATTCCTGCAACTTGCTCAGAGACTGAGGCCACCAAGGCCCAGACAATGTGGAAGAATTTGCAGTCCAATGCTCTTGTGATAGCATACCTAGCTCAACGCGAGCCAGTGTATTGAACGACATAATCTTGTTGATATGTGTCGTTGTTGTACTCGCAGTTTATTTTACTGCGCTTAAGCACTCCTTTAGAGGCTGAGGTGAGAAATGAAGGCACAGGCCACGTCGCGCAGTTCTGCAGACGTGCACTCGAAATTGAAGTTTGAGTGCGAATTCGCCCGTATGTTTTACGGCATCGTCAATACTCCATTAGCCATTTCAGCACTGCGGGCCCTCGATGAGGGTGCGTGGGGCGATTTGTGCGGACTCCCTCTACAGCTTTCAGACTATGATGATCCAAAGCATTTCGCCGAGGACTACCAAGTAGTTGAGCTGCTCAGGAAAAGTTCACACTTACCTGGCTATGACGATGAGTACCGTGAGACTGCGGCTCGGACCAAGTTCCTTGGTTGCGAGGCACATAACGCTGCTACAAACACCAGATTGTGGTGTTCGAGCCAACCAGAATGGTTTGGTGAGTTTAGCTCACAAGTGCTGAGGATCCTTGGACCCTTAGACACAAATGCGCTCGACTCTATCGAATCCCTGGGCAATTTTGGCCCGGGCGTTAATGTGGGAGTGCGGAATGACGGTTTGGTTCCGTCACTAAAATATGAAGCCATTCCAGTGTGTACACCGAAGCTGGCGCCGTTCCTGAAGGCCTTGATCCCGCAATATGTCCTGGATTTCCAGGGTGGGGTCGGGGCCGTGGAGGAACGTATCAAGCTAGTTCCTGGTAATAAGCACTTTACTGTGCCAAAGAACTTCGAAATCGACCGTTGTGCCGCGTCCGAACCGCTCTGGAATTCTTATCACCAGGCGGGTATTGGGGCGTGGATCACACGGCGACTAGTGCGCTTTGGCGTCGACCTTCACAGTCAGGAACGCAACCAGTTTCTGGCCTCGATGGCTCAGTCTTGGGGTTTGGCTACGATAGATTTATCGTCGGCGTCGGATCTCATGGCTAGGGTTATGGTGAAGCTCGCGCTTTGCTACAACGGTTCTGAACAAGGTCAGAGGTGGCACCACTTGCTGGATAACGCTAGGAGCCCATTCATGAAAATGGGTGACTCCATGCTTCCGCTCGAGATGTTTTCCTCCATGGGAAATGGTTTTACTTTCCCCCTTCAAACTGCTATTTTCTTAGCGGTTATCAGGACCGTAGTGCCGAGCGAGAGATGGGACGTGTGTACCTGCTACGGTGATGATATCATCGTTCCGCAGGAATATGCGCCTCAACTCGTCGATCACCTTGAATACCTCGGTCTCAAGGTGAACAGTAAGAAGACCTGCCTGGCAGGTAGGTTCTTCGAAAGTTGTGGGACCGACTGGTTCGACGGACATAATGTCCGACCTTTCTATCTGCGCCAAGAGGCAGCTTCACCTATCCCGTACGCCCTATCAGCAGCCAACGCGCTTCGCGCTTGGTGCATAAGGGTCTACGGGTACCTTCCAGATCGCTATTACAAGCTATGGAAGTGGTGCAAGGGGCAAATACCAGTGGCCTTTCGTCACCCGGTTCCAAAAGAACTTGGTGATGTTGGGTTGCATGTCTC